CCCTATGACCTTTAGGGGGGGGTGATTTCTGACAAATCAAAATGGAAAAAAATCAAATTCAAAAAATTATAAAAACCTTCAAAACGAATCTCCCTCAATATGCTAAACATTGTCTTAAGATCGTAGATAAACAAGGCACATTAATTGACTTTAATTTTAATAAAGCACAAGTCTTATTAGACGAAATGATAAACAAGCAATATGCTCATCATGGTAGGGTGAGAATGCTCATCTTAAAGTCACGTCAAACAGGTATTTCTACTTATTGTCAGGCAAGAGGTTTTTGGAAGACCGTTACCAAACAAAATCAGAATGCGGTAGTAGTATCTCACCTTAATGAATCCACAAAAGCTATCTTTAGTATGGTGCGAAACTTCTATGATAATTTACCCCATCCTGTAGTTATCCCTGAGTTAAAAGAATCGACAAGTAACTCAATGGCATTTACGCATGGATCTAGATGGAGAATCGCTACGGCGAGAACGGGGGAAGTAGGAAGAGGGTGGACAACAAACTACCTCCACGGATCAGAGGTAGCCTTCTATCCTAATGCCGATATAATCCCTGGACTACTACAAACAGTCCCCGAAGCAGACTCAGAAATATTATTAGAATCTACCGCCAACGGAGCAGGTGGTTGGTTTTATGATGCGTGTATGCGTGCATTGCGTGGCGAAGGTGAATGGGAGTTATGTTTTATTCCTTGGTACATGATGCCCGATTACCGCAGGAAGGTAGATCCCTACTTTGAATTGGAGCGTGAAGAAGAAGATATTAAGACTATGTTTAATTTAGACGATGAGCAAATAATGTTCAGGCGTTTAAAAATACAAGAACTAGGCGGAGAAGATCTGTTCAGACAAGAGTACCCGTCTACCCCGCAGGAAGCGTTTTTAACAACAGGTAGATTATTTGTTGAGCCAAAGTTTATAGATCAAGCAGCAGTAGAATGCTTTACCCCCGTTTCCCGCTACGATGTGCGTGAGAGTGAGTTCGTCCCGCATGAAAAAGGGCTACTAAAAATTTTCGAGAATCCAAAGGATTCTTTAAGATATTGTATAGGAGTGGATGTTGCAGAAGGCTTAGAGCACGGAGACTACTCTTGCATACAGGTGTTAGATCATATGGGCTATCAAGTTGCGACCTGGTCAGGGCATGTTGACCCGTTTGACCTGGCGTACATAGTTGCCAAGATCGCACACTTCTATAATAAAGCCTGGACACTTATTGAAAGGAACAACCACGGTCTTACCACCATAAGAAAAATACAAGAACTGAACTATCCTAATCTCTATGTAGAGCAAAGTGTAGACGATGCCTATGTAGATCGCTTAACTAGACGAGCAGGTTTTTTAACCACAAGCAAGACAAAACCCTTAATTATTGATAACTTAGTGCACTTACTACGACAGGGCGAAAGTGGTATAGTAGATATAGAGCTTATTGACGAACTCAGAACATATGTCGTTGATGCCCGTGGAATAACAAATGCCCAACATGGGTGTTATGATGATAGAATAATGGCATATGCTATTGCTTTATTTGGGTTGAACAGTATGCCCAGAAAGCACAGGCAGAACTTTAAGAGAGTAAAGAAACAATTTTTTTAAAAATATATGAATAAAGAATTAGGACCCGAAGGAATCTCAGCAGCAGTAGATGCTACTGAAGAAGAGTTACACGAGCTAAATTCATTAGGCATGATACTTGAGTCTAAGTACACAGAGTATAAAGATGCCCGTGATGATATTGAGGATAACTGGATAGAAGACCTCAGAGCTTTTATGGGTCAGTACGATCCAGAAGTATTAGCCAAGATACAATCTAAAGGCGAGAGATCACAAGTCTATGTAGGCTTAACTCGAACCAAGGTGCTCGCAGCCTTTTCAAGAATTACAGATTTATTATTCCAACCAGGACAAAAATTCTTTTCTATTGAACCAACACCAGTTTCTAAACAACCCCTTGTTGAACAACAACTAACTGAACAAGCCGCACTTGAAATTATGCAAGCTGCCGAAGTGGTCGACCCTGGATTGGTAGATGATTTAATTGTTGCAAGGATGGATGAGCTTAAACAGGAAATAGAGGAAGAGACAGAAAGAAGAGTAGACAACATGGAAGAAGCTATTCTTGACCAAGCTGTTGAAAGTAATCTTGAGGGTAAGATGAAAGATGCCATTATGGAGCAAGTCATCTTTGGTACTGGTGCCATGAAAGCAGGTACTCTAAGAGTAGAGAAAGATCATAAATGGATTAAAGGTGAAGAGGGCTTCCAACTTGTATACGAGGAAAGTGCATTCCCCGAAATGGAGGCTGTGTCAGTATTTGACTTATACCCTGATCCACATGCTACAAGCATGGATGATCTAAGAGATTTATTCAGAAGACATATTATCGCAAGACAAGAGTTTAGAGATCTTAAAGACTTCCCAGGCTTTAATGAAGATTTAATTAATGAGTGCATAGAAATGAACCCAGAGGGTAATCATGACGAAGCACAGCATGAGAAAGACAGAAGACAGATTGCAAATGTAAATGACAGATCTGCTGAAACAAATAAGTTTGAACTCCTAGAATATTGGGGTTCATTAAACGGTTACGACTTACAAGACGCTGGAGTTGAGTTTGGTGAAGACGACGATCTTGCACAAGAGTATCACGCTAACGTGTGGACAGTAGACGGTAAAGTAATTAAGGCACAGCTTAATCCTTTACCTGGTGGCATAATACCTTACTTTATATTCCCTTACGAAAAGAACCCTCACGCATTCTGGGGAACTGGCGTACCTAGAATGATGAGAGATTCACAAGCCACAATGAATGCAGCTACAAGAATTTATTTAGATAACGTAGCTTTATCTTCTGGTCCTATGGTTGAAGTTAATACTGATATCATGGCTTCAGGAGAAGATCCAACGGAGTTATATCCTTGGCGTGTATTCTTGCGAGAGGGCGGGGATGGGAATCAGCCCATGGTTAGATTCTATCAGCCCCAATCAAACTCTCCAGCCCTTGTATCAGTTATAGAACTATTTAGAAGATTTGCCGATGAGACTACGGCACTACCGTCCTACACCCACGGACAAACACAAAGTTCACTCAATAGAACTGCCACAGGTATTTCTATTCTTATGAGCAACGCAAACATAGTCTTGAAATCAGTTATTAAAAACATTGATGACTACCTTACCAAACCAATGATACGCTCACTATATGATTGGAATATGACATGGAATGAAAATGAAAATGTTAAATCCGATATGCGTATTGTAGCTAAAGGATCCACAGCCCTTATACAGAAAGAAGTACAATCACAAAGATTGCTACAGTTCCTTTCTTTAATTAATAATCCAATAGACGCACAGATGGTTGATAGAGAAAAACTATTAACTGATATAGCTAAGTCTTTGGATATTGATCCAGAGGAAGTAATAAAATCGCAAAAGGAGATAATGGATGAGCAAGCATTACAACAAGCTATCATTGCCAGCCAGCAAGGCGGTCAAGTTGATCAAGTCCCAAATGGGGACGGAATGGTCGGTCCTGATGGACGAAATGGAGTCGCTCCGCCAAATGGAGCGGGACCAGTTGGAAATAACGGAGGATTACCGCTTTAGCCAAGGGCGTTGCGACATTCTTAAGTTTATAGTATCTTTAGATACAATTGCTGATAAAGTAATTAATTCGTTGGGCTCCCGAAGGGATACACCCAACATATATAAATAATTTTAATCGACACCCCACAACCGAGGACCGTTAAAATGGAAAGAGAAAAAACTAAAGGCGAGAAAATCGCTGAAAAGCTTGAAAAAGAAGCTGATGAGATGTTGAAACAAATTCAAGACTCTCAACAGGAATCTGAACCAGAAGCCAAAGGGTTAGCTACCGAAGAGGCTGAAGACCAAGACACCCCTGAAGAAGTTGTCGAAGATGTAGAAACTTTACCCGATGAATCTCAGGAAACTGAAGAAGCGTCTGATCAGCAAGAAGAAGAGATTCAGGAAGAAGAAACTAAATCCGATAAGGGTTTGTTATCTGCTGAACAGTGGGAAGAAAGGTATAAGAATGCTCAGGCACGAATGACCAAGGCTACCCAGAGAGAGAAAGAACTTGAAGCCAAGATAGCTGAAATGTCTAATAAGATAACAGCGATTGAAAGCATGAAGTCTGAGGCTCGTATTGAGAAACAGAAGGAAGAGGTGAATATAGATCTAGGTGAGATTATGAAAGATTACCCAGAAATTGTTAAACCGCTTCAAAGTTATGTCGATGCTCGCATCGCGTCTGTGGATCAAAAAATGCAACAGGCTACAGAAGAGGTCTTGAAGTCTCAACAAGAAGAAGCAGATAGGAAGCATTACGCAGCTATTGCTGACGTGCATCCAGATTGGAAGTCTCTATCAGCTAGTGATGATTTCACTATATGGTTAGAAAGACAATCTAGAATGTGGCGTACTGCCGCATCCGATGGTGATGCCCAAGATGTTGTAGCACTCTTATCAAAATATAAAGAAGATTTAGGTCTAGTTTCCAAAAAAGTTTCCAAGAAGGAATTAGTGGAAAAGGCAAAACAAAATGTTGAACCTTCACTCTCTAAAGCCAGGAAGCAAAATGTAGGTAGTAGTAAAAAAATATGGACTGCCCAAGAAATTGGTAAACTTTCTGATAAAGAATTTAGAAAGCTTGAGAAAGATATTGATCAGGCTTATGCTGACGGAAGGGTTAGACCGTAGGAGATTACTACTTTTTAAATTTAATTTTTATATTAAGAGGTAATTAATATGGCATATTCATCTTCAAGCGGAAGCTTTAGCTTCGCAGCTGGTGAGCAACATTTTATACCTGAAGTATTTTCTAGAAAACTACAAGCTAAGTTTTACTCTCAGACTGTTTTATCTGAAGTAACAACTAACGAGTACGAAGGAGAGATTTCAGGGTTAGGCAACAAAGTAAACATCAGAACAGTACCTGCTGTATCAGTAGCAGACTACTCAGGATCTATTTCCTATTCAGATGTAACTTCATCTACTATTGAACTTAACATTGACAAAGCTAAAAGCTATGCTTTTAAAGTTGATGATATTCTTAGAGAACAAGCCGATATCGATTTCATGAACGAGGCAGCTAACGACGCAGCTCAGAACATGAAAATTGCTATTGAGCAAGACGTGTTCGCTAATGTAGCAGCTGGTTCATCTTTAACAGATATCAATGCTACTCCAGCAAACATTACAGCAGCTAATGTTTTAGGGCACATTTTAGATGCAGGACAGCAACTTGATGAAAACAATATTCCTGAAGAGGGAAGATTCATGATCATCAACCCAGCTGTTGCTACATTGCTAAAGCAGTCAGAACTCAGACAAGCATACTTAACTGGTGATAATGTTTCACCATTAAGAAATGGCTTCATTGGAACAGTTGATAGATTCAACATGTATGTATCTAACAACCTAAGCACAACATCAGGTGTAACATCTGGTTTGTATGGGCATCCAAAAGCTATTGCTTATGCTTCTCAAATGACTAACACTGAAACTGTAAGACTTGAGTCTTCATTCGGTGATGGCGTTAGAGGTCTTTCTGTTTACGGATACAAGGTTATCCTACCAACAGCGATTGGTGAATTTAAGTTACAAGTAGCTTAATTTATCTTTGGGGGAGTTTCGGCTCCCCTTTTTTTTGTTTTTTCCCCACTAGCCTGTACCCATGTTTTTGTGATAACTTAAGCATAGTTATAATTAAATCGAGGTTACTATGACAAAAGACGAACTGATTAAATCAGCAAAAGAGAATTTTAATGTTTCTCTTAACCCAAAGGACAAACTTAAAGACTTAGAACTACAATACGCATCACTTGAAAGTACAGTAGATGTTGAAGATGAGGTTGTGGTTAAGTCAGACTCCAAAGATCCAATAGCATCAAGAAGTGAGCATGGGAAAGTAGTCCCATGGAACCCTATGCATAGATCTGAGTATTGGTCATTTATTTATGACAAAGGATCTTTAACAAAAGAAGAGAAAAAGATATTGGGTTTATAAATGGCAACTATTAAAGTAATTGATCTTATTGATAAGGCTGAAGATATATTGCAGGATACATCTAATGTTAGATGGTCTCAACAATCTCTTTTAGACTATCTTAATGATGCACAGAGAGAAATAGTCTTATTCAGACCAGATGCAAATACGGTCAACGCATCTTTTACTTTAACAGCTAATACTGCAAAACAAAGTTTACCAAACGCAGGACTTAGACTTTTATCAATTTATAGAAACTCAAGTCCTACAACCAAACCAATAACTAATATTGAGCGAAGGGTTTTAGACGATCAAATAGAGGACTGGCACGGAACAACAGGAACAAATGTTGAGCATTATGTTTATGATCCTTTAGACCCAAAAGTTTTTTATGTATATCCGCATACAACAGCATCAGATGCAACTATAGAAGTTGTTTATAGTTCAGCACCAACAGATATAACAATAAGCAATTTTACTACTGACACAACAGTTATAGCTTTAGATGATGTATACGCAAATGCAATCTTAGACTTCATGTTATATAGAGCGTATCAAAAAGATACCGAATATTCTGGTGACTTACAAAGGTCTGGAGTTTATTCACAGTCTTTTCAAAACGCAATAGGAATTAAAAACCAAGTTGATGCTGGATCTACTCCACGTCCATCAACACCAACACAATAATATTAAATGGCAGTATCAAAAAAAATAGAAACTTTAGTACCAAAAGTTAAAAGGGAAGCACCAAGCTGCCCGTCGTTTATTGTTATTGAAGAGTTAAGAAATACTATTATAGATTTTTGCGTAAGCACTGATATTTATTTATCAGATCTGACACTCTTACAGGTTATATCAGGCATTAACGAGTATGAGTCTTCTGATCTTGATATACCCATCGGTACAGAGTTAAATCACATAATTGATTTTTATTTTGAGTATGGTGAGTCAGACAATCAAGTTACGGAAAAAAGTCTATCAAGACTGGAGCCAAAGTCTTTGATCGGAACACCATCACTTATAGATGCATATGGCAAAGGTAAGCCAAAGTATTACGCACAAAGAAATCAAGAAACTATTTTATTCGCACCCACCCCCGATAAAAATTATTCGTTTTATGCTTTATACAGTTTAAAACCAACAGCTACAGCAACGACCATTCCAAACATCATTGTTAATGAATACCAAGAAACTATTGTTCATGGTGCTTTATATAGACTACAAATGATGAAGGACAGCCCATGGAGTGACGTGCAGGCAGCAGACCTTAACAAAAGAATGTATGATAAAGGTGAGGCACAGGCAGTTAGGAAGTCTAAATATGGTCTTGTTGGTGCCCCCCTAACAGTTAAATACCAGGAGTTTATGTAATGGCATATTCAACAACAATAAAAGTAGTAGTTGGTGATACGCACCCAGAATTAAATTTTACTCTTACAGATTCAAATACCGCAGCTAGTGGAAAAACTTTAGATCCAGAGGATCCAACAACATTTGCTCCAATAGATCTTACAGGATCTACAACAAGGGTAAGGATTAGAAAGATAGGAACTACAACAATATTAGATACCATTGTTTGTTCAATTACTGATGCCGCAGCTGGAAAATGCTCTATGGTCTTCACAGCGAGCACCTTTACCGCAGCAGGGTTTTACGAGGGAGAGATAGAAATAACCAAATCAGATGGTAATATACAAACAGTAGGTGACCTAATTAGATTCAATGTCAGAGATGATTTTGACTAATGGCTATAAAGTTAGTTGTAGAGTATCAAAACCTACAAGCAAGTGTTAAAACCCAGCAAGCTACTCTTGCTGCTGAAGTAGCAGAAGCAAGCACACCCTCTTTATTAAACTTTGTAAACTTAAATCTAGCAGTAGATAATTTAAATCTATATGCTGATATTTTAATAGATTCTGACACTAAAAATATTTACTTTACTGGATCAAATCCAAACGTAGCTACTCTTTCCATATCAGAACAAGATGTGATATCTTTTAGCAAAAGTATTAATGATACTCTAGCAATATCTGAGACTATAGATATTAAATTTATTGCTAGCTCGAAGAGTGTTTTGAATACGGCTGCACTTAATACAGGTGCTCTTAACTAGGAGTTAGAATGATAGTCGATAATTTTCAGCTAAAAGGAAAATTAGAAATTAAGATAAATAATCAGGTTGTTGCCAAGGTTCCAAATATTGTTGTGAATAATGGTAAGGATTTTGTAGCATCTAGAATAAAAGACGCTACTGCAACCGTCATGTCGCATATGGCTATAGGCACAGGAACAACTTCTGCTGTGGCTGCTAACACTACTTTAGAAACAGAGCTTTCAGGAAGCAGAACAGCCTTAACTTCAACAACAGTTTCGAGCAATGATGTAATTTATGTTGCAACCTTTGGACCTGGTGTAGGTACGGGTGCGGTCACAGAGGCAGGTATATTTAATGCTTCTTCAGGTGGAACTATGTTATGTAGAACAGTTTTTGCAGTTGTTAATAAGGCGGCATCTGACTCTATGACAATCACCTGGACAGTAACAGTAAGTTAAATAAAAGAGGTAATTAATGGCAATTGTCTTTCGCAATAATGCAACCACAGCACTTGCAAGTGATATTACAAACAGTGCTACAAGTATAACCGTCACAGATGGATCTAAGCTTCCATCTATTACAGGCAGTGATTATTTTTACTGTACCCTTGATGATGGGACAAATAACGAAATAGTAAAAGTAACAGCAATAAGCGGTAATACCCTTACTGTTGTTCGTGCACAGGATAATACAACAGCCAGAGCCTTTTCAACAGGAGATCTAGCAGAGCTCAGATTAACAGCAGCAGTCTTAGAAACCTTTGCACAGACAGATGCAGGAGAAATAACTGCCGATGAATTTATCGGAGATCTTCGTGGTGCTGTTATATTTAAAGCACAAGCAGGAGAAGCAGTAAGCAAGGGTGATGTAGTTTATGTTTCTGGTATTACTGGAAATACCCCAGTTGTCTCCAAAGCAGACGCTGATGATTCAGCTAAAATGCCAGCCTTTGGTTTAATTTTAACAACCGCATCATTGAATGCCTCTACAGAGGTAGTTACTTTTGGTACTATTTCAGGGGTTGATACCTCCGCATTTAGTCTTGGTGATACATTATATGTTTCTACCACTGCTGGGACCTTAACAGCAACCAAGCCAACAGGCGAATCCGCATTAATACAAAACATAGGTAAAATCCAAAGAGTTCATGCAAGTGCTGGATCTATCAAGGTGGGTGGTGCGGGGAGAACAAATGATGTCCCTAACCTTAATGACGGAAACATATTCATAGGAAATGGATCCAATCAATCATCTACCGCATCATTAAATACAAAGGTAGAGGAATACTTAGATGGTGGAACTTCTACTCCAACTTTCTCAACCTTAAATGTAAGTGGTAACACAACACTGACAGGTGACCTTACTGTTAACGGAACAACAACAAGTTTAAATACTAATACCCTGGACGTAGAGGACAAGAACATAACCCTGAACTATTCAACAGGAGATTCTTCAGCAAGTGCAGATGGTTCTGGTATAACTATCCAGGACGCAGTCAATTCTACAACAGATGCTACGATTCTTTGGGATGCTGCTAATGATCAGTTTGATTTCTCACATGGCATAACACTACCAGATAATAAGAAAGCCATATTCGGTACAGGCTCAGATTTAGAAATTTATCATAGTGGAACACATAGTTATATTGCTGATGTTGGTAGCGGTGTTTTATTTATTAGAGGTGAAAATAACATTGTATTAGAAAGTAACTCAGGCTCTAATTATTTTGAAGGAACTTCAGGTGGTGCATCAAGAATTTATTTTGCAGGAGACCAAAAACTTAACACAACATCAAGCGGTGTAAACATAACAGGAACAGTTACAAGTGATGGGTTGACTGTTGATGGTGATAGTAATTTAGGAAGCACAACAAGAGGTGTTGAGTTTACAACATTGGGTTCAGGCTCATATAAAATGGTGGGTGGAAACAGTGCTGCCTACGCTGCATCTTTTACTATAGATGCAAAAGCCACAGACATTGCTGATTTATATTTAGCCACTGATGGTGTTAATCATCTAAAAGTTGCTCAAAGTGGAGACATCTCTTTTTATGACGATACTGGTACTAGCGAGAATCTAAAATGGGATGCAAGTGCTGATAGTTTAAACTTTGTAGATAATGCAAAAGCTACTTTTGGTACAGGTGGTGATTTACAGATTTATCATGATGGTAGTAATAGTTATATTGAAGATGGAGGTACAGGGAACTTAAAAATTCTTGCTGATAATCTTTTACTACAAAGAGGAGATGCATCACAAACTTATATACAAGCCTTAACAGGTGGTGCAGTTGATTTAAGATATGCAGGAAACACTAAACTAGCCACAACCTCAAGCGGAATTTCGGTAACAGGAACAGTTACAAGTGATGGTGTATCTGTAGCGGGTGGCTCTATTACTGTAAACAACTACTTAACAGCTTTTACGTTACCTAATAACTCAAATCAGCACATGGACGTAGCAA